GTAGAAATAAGGGCAAACATAAGATCAGCAGTAGCAGGGAGACCAAAGGACTCAGAAGTGTCAGTAAGCTCAACATCAGAGCTACCATAACCAGAACGAGTGGTCTGCGTGGCAGAAACGATAGGGACGTTTGCTTCAACAGCCAATCCTCTAAGCTCTTCAGCAATGCTCTTGACAATAGTATATGAATTGACAGAGCCACCTCCGCGATAGCGCGAGGAGCAGCATATATTGAGGTAATCAATAAAAATAATGTCAGGTCTAAATGACTTCTTAAGAGAAAGTTCATTAAGGAGGGCACGGAAGTGTCCACTGTGGGCGCTCGCTGTTGGGTACTCTTTAATAATTAGTTGACCTTGAGTCTTCTTGCACAGATTATTAATTTTGTTTTCAAACATAACCTTGGGAAGGTCAGCGATCTCTTGAATATTGACGTTCAGGAGATTCGCGTCAATTCGCTCAGCAATTCTCTCCTCTGCCATTTCAAGTGTAATGTAGAGAACGTTGCGCCCTTGTGAGAGGCAGGCACTAGCCATGTGGCACATGAATAGAGACTTGCCGACGCCCGTACCAGCAAGTGCGACATTGAGAGTCTTGTTAGGCAAACCACCTTTTGTGATTTTGTTAAAATAGTCGAGATCAAATGGAATCTTCTCCTCTTCTTGATGATAAAAGTTGTAGCGTTCTTCATAGTCCTCTAGGTAATCGTGTCCAACATGATTATCAAAGGACACTGCCAGAGCCTGCTTGAGGATGTCTGGAATGGCATCACGATTCTTCGTAGAGTCTTTCCCATCTGCTAGTTGGATGGACTCCATGAGTGCCAAGTATATAGCACGATCGCGACACCACTTCTCAGTAGTATCCATCAACCAATCATCATCAGACGGCACCTTGTCAAGGATGTCAATGGTCTGTGAGATTTGATTGTAGTTCTCTTGTGTCAGATCTGTAAGATTTGACAACTCAATCTGTAAAATCTCCTTGGTAGGGAGTTTATTATACCCTTCAATGAAGTCTGAGATCTCACCATAAAGAATTCTTTGAGACTCTTCTTCAAAATAGTCTTTCTTAAGGAATGGAATTACCTTACGAGCATAGTCTTCATTATGAATGAGATTCCTCAGAATTAGAATCTCAACCTTCTCCATAGGAAAACTCCTTCATAGCAATTTGATCAAGTTGTTGCATCACTTCTTCAGTGAAATATTCTTCAGGTTCTTTGAGAATCTGTTTGGCATAGACTTTCTTGCCATTCATCTCATATCGACCAGCAACGTTTTTCCAAAGTCCGCCAATCTCACCGAGTTCAAGAAGACCATAATATCGATCAAGACCACGCTCATCGTAATAAAGACGCACTGTAACATCTTTGTTCTCCTTACTTAAACGCGACTTAGCAGTCTTTGCCTTGATAAGATTTCCAACGATTGCTGTTCCATCCTTTTCTTTCTTTTTGCTGAGATAGATGATTGTAGACGCAGCATACTTGAGTCCACTGCCTCCACCCATTTCCTTTGTAGGGACATAAGCGCCAATGACATCGTAGGTGTGGTTGGTGACGATCATAGGTATGTTAGCCTGTCCCAACTTCAATGTCAACATCCTGAATGCACCTTTAATCAGTTGTGATTTTGTCATATCACGAACCTGTTTGTCGTTCAGGGCATCAGTGATCTCCTTCTCAGTGGAGAGCATACCAAGAGAGTCAAGAACAAACATGCATGGTTTGCGCTCATCCTCTGGTTTCTTGAGGTACATGTCCACTGCTTTCAAAGCATAGGTTCTGAACTGCTCAACAGTCACCACGTTGGCAACCACCAGACGATCCAGATCAATGCCACGACTTTCTAGCAAGGACTTGTTAACTGCTGCCTCTGTGTCAAAGTATAAGCAGTACCCATCAGGATTAGAATCAAGAAAATTTTTAACGACAGCGAGGCTGAAGAAAGTTTTGCCAGTAGAAGACTCACCAGCAATGGCAGTAATCTTATTGCCAGATACGCCGCCAAATATACTACCAGAAACGAGTCCGTTAAAAATGTACGAACCCGTGTCCACAAAGGTTTCTGATTCGTCAATGTCTGAGGCAACTGAGGTGTACTCATCACCAATCTCCTTTACAATGTCCTTGAGAAAATCCATCATTTTGTAATCAGTTTTGTTTTCTTTTTGTAGAAGTCGTTAAGAATCCAGCTGCTGCTATTCATCTTGTCTTCTCCTCCTACCCCAAAAGCAAATTCTACCATAACATCGTCGCCATAGCGATCGATCTCAGGGATATTTGTTTTGGTTCTATCACCACCATTGGCAAAGACCACCACATACTCAGGCATCTCTGCCTTGATTGCAGCGATAGCACCACAAGCAGAACCATCAGTATCATCAAACATGATAACATCGTCCACCATCTCAAGATGATAAACGATGTTTGCTCTTTCTTTCCATGGCATGAATGGATGACCCTTCTTTCTGGTCAACCAGGCATCGGAATTAACTCCGACGATAAGTTTATCACCTAATTTTTTAGCAGACTTGAAATACTCAATGTGTCCACTGTGGATAGGATCGAATCCACCAGTTACTAGTACAATTTTTGACATCAATTCCAACGCAACGTTTTTAAATACTTAAGAACATCCTGACGGACATCCATCAATTCATGATAACACTTTTGATTATGAGCACATGCTCTCAAAGCAGGATCTGGTTCTATGACAGATTCAATGAAGATGTCTAGACCACGATTCCATTTATCTTGTTTAGACTCGCCATCTTCGATTGTGTTTTGGTCTTTCATGAAAAGAAGCTCTCTAGTGAAATAGTTTTTTCTACACTCCATCCAATAGAATCTAAGATTGCTTTGAGTGGATCAACAAAGGATTTCTCAAACTGAAGATTGTAATCAACATACTTTGAGATGTTTAGTTCGTGTGGGAAGTCTTGTATGAATGATATCACATTTTCGTGGATTGGATTCGGTTTCGTTAGATAAAGAAACCTGATCTTCTCCCCATTCTGAATAAATGAATACTTTGTATCCAGTTTGTTCTGCTTTACATAATGATTATAGAGCAGAGCACCACGAACATGGATTGGCGTACCCTTCTCATAGATGGATGCCGATGATCGATACTTGTCAACATCAGAGACTGAACGTGGGAAAGCAACTTCCTCAGGGGACATTTGCCTGAACTTTGTTCTTGAGTCTTCAATGTATTTAATCACGTCATCTTCTGTACCATTCATGATGATGTTGATCGCTTCCTTAATCATCGTCCTGCAGGGGGCAGGAGTAGATGATTTGACTGCCTCAAGTCCCATGATCTTGAGTTTGGGATCAGCATATCGAACACCCTCGCTATCCCAAACGTTGAGAATATATCGCTTCTTCGCAGTCCAGATACCACGCTCAGCAATATTCTCACGCTTCATGAACATTTTTTGTTCGTATGCCGAAACGTAGTCCGCAAGTTCTTGATATGAACTCTCAATAAAAGGTTCCAATTTCTCCTGGCAGATCTTGTCAAGTAACCCCACAACTGTTGTTTTATCGCCAGACTTACTAGCAAGAAATTTATCAACAAGAGGTCCAAGATTAAGATAGATCGAATCAGTGTCAGATGCGATAACATAATCGACTTCCTCGGTGGACAAGATGTTATTTAGATAAGCATTCATCTTGTTCTCAATCCAGCGGATTGAGACTTGTCCAGATAGTGTGATGGCTTCTGCGTTTGCAAGTTTGTAATAGCGGAAATACTGATTGCCAATAGCACCATAAGCAGAGTTAAGTTGGATCTTACGCGCCATTTGGATGTTGTTGCATCTGGCAATCTCCTTCTTGAGTTTCTCAGTCGGAGTCTTTTCATACTCTTGTTTAGCAGCAAGCATCTTCTTCTTGTAGACAGTGCGATCTTTGTAGATCTTGTCCATCAACTCAGGCAGGAACCCACGCACGTCCTTGCGATACATGGCACCATTGGCACATACCGCATTGTTTTTGTACATCTCAAACGTTATTTGCTCATTAAGTATTTTGTCAACGTTAACTGTTGGGTGCCGCTCCTCCAAGAGGGTTTCTGGCGAGATATTATACTGCATGATAAGATGAGGATAAAGGCTGTTGAGGTCAAAACTAACAACCCAATCATACTTTCCTGGAATCGGTTCTTTGACATAAGCACCTGCATACTTTGCGTCTTTTTGCGAATCCTCTTTCTGTGGAATGACGATGTTCCTCTTCTTTAGATAGTTGAAGATGATCGTATCCCACATACGAACTTGATAGAACACATCAACGTAGTTGACTTTCGCGTCATATGCCATGGTGATGGCAAGCTCAATCAACTTCATCTTGTCTTCTAGGCGGTCAACCAGTTCCACGTCAACGATGTTGTAATCGATGAACTTCTTCCAGTTGCCACTATAGAAGTCTTTGAATGTGTCGAACTCAGAGTGGTCAAGTTTCTGCTGACCGAGTTCGACCAAGGCAATGTGATCCAACCTATAGGACTCTTGATTAGTATAGGTAAACTTCTTGTACAGGTCAAGATAGTCTAGTTGTGTTACACCACCAATGTCATAGGTTGTGAACTTTCTGCCCTTGATATACGTCTCATTCTGTGTCACCAGACCCCAAGGTGACAGACGCTTCATCATCTTCTCACCCAGGACGCGGTTCAGACGACCAGCAATGTATGGGATATCGAACAGTTGCAGGTTCCATCCAGTGATGACTTCAGGGGTGTCATCCATCCACCACTGAATGAAACTAAGGCAGAGTTCATACTCCGAAGAACAATACCGATACTCAAAATTCTTACGGGTAGAGTGATATGGTTTGACGCCCCAGGTGATGATCTTCTTAGTCGATGCTTCTTGAACTGTGATAGCCAGCAGTTCCTCTTGGGGATCATTCACATCGGGGAAACCATACTCAGCCGTGGTCTCGATGTCAATCGTATACAGTTTGATCTTGGAGATGTCAAACTTGATCTCGTTCTGAGGATACTTGTCGGAGATGTACTGATAGATGTATCTCTCATTGCCATGGATAGTGAATCCATTCACATCCTCATACTTCTTAAAAAACTCCCGACAGTCGCGAACATATCCTGGTTGGATAGGTTCGACAAATTCACCATCGAGAGTCTTGTAATCGGTCTTCTTCTTGGTATTCACATAGAGAGTAGGACGATACTCTTCACGATGCATAAAATGTTCTCCATTGTCGTACCCACGAACGAGAAACTGGTTGCCGACAAGTTGAACATTAGTATAAAACTTCATTTAAGGCAGGAGAGATAGGCGCGAAGGACTTTGCTGTTGGGTTCAACAATAGTAGTAATCTTATCAGAATGGATCTTCATCTCATTCTGTGTCGTGTATTCACACAACCAGGGTCTGACTACAATCTCATTCTCAGGTCCGAGATGAACTTCATACGGTTCCTTGAGTAGGCAGTCAGGTTCACCAATGTCGCCACCAGTCTCTTGAAGGGTGGCGATAATCATCATACCATTAAGGATTAGCAGTTGAATCATTGCTCTACCTCAGGTCCATCCCATTCAGCATCAGGATCCTCGGGACCAGCAGTAGGATCATACTCTACGGTCTCAGGAACCAAGTCCACTGGATTACCCTGCTCATCAGTATAACCCTGAATGATCTCGTTGGGATCATAGTATCCAGTGGACTCATCCTCATATGCGTCATCCAGATCCACGCCCTCTTCAGAGTCAGGTTGCTCTTCCAGTTCGTTATCGGTGTCATCATCCAAGGAATCTTCATCACTGAGATATCCTTCAGGTGCTTTACCGACACCAGACAGACCGTCCTGATACTGCTGAACAATCTGTTCAATAGGGTTGACGATACTGATCACCCAGTCCCTAGGGATCATGATCTCTCTGTCAGCAGAGAGTGGACACCAGGGGGCGAAGTGAACTTGAGTCTCCGTCACCTCAGTGTAGAGTTCGTCTGGAGATGACAGATCAACGGTTACAGGTCTATCAAGTCGATAACCGAGAAGCGTCTCTCCATGCTTGAGTTCTTTTACGTCAGCAACAACGTCTTCTCCTGACTTGAGAAGAACCATCTTAATAGTCATAACCTTTCTCTTGATCCTTTAAAGTATAAAAGATCCTCCCGAACTTGTCAAGAGGATCTGTTTGCATGGCACGCAGGCGGAAGTATTTAGAGATAATCTTTCCGCTTGTGTGCGTCTGGCACAATCTTTCCTAGGGTAATGCTCAGAAGCCCATCTTCAAAAGAAACTGATCTAACTTCCGTGTCTTCGCTGAGTGTCCACGCTCGTGTAAACGACCGTTGAGCCACACCCTTGTGCAGGTAGTTAGTCTCCGTTTCTTGATCTTCCTTCTGACCCTCAACAAAGAGTTTGCCAGATTCGGTGTAGACAAAGACTTCGGACTTCTTAAACCCTGCCAGAGCCAGTTCCAGGCGCGATTCAACATTGTTTACTTCTACGATGTTATAAGGTGGATACTTAGACGTTGTTTCGTGCAGACTGAAGATACGATCAAAGTAATCTTCCATACCAATTGTGTTGCGATTGATCCTGTCAAACAGTTGATCCAAGTTCGCAGCATTGTACTTGACGAGACTTTGCATTTGTAGCTCTCCTAAAAAGCGAGATTGCGTTGTGTGGACCCTTACGGCGTCCATCTATATTTATAGCATAGCATATAAAAAAAGCGGGTGTGGAAACCCGCTTGATTTTATTCGGTTTCCTCTTCAATTTCTACAAATGCTAAACAATCACCATCTGGATCGAATTTAACTTTATTACCATCAACGTCAACCAAAGTATGTTCAGTTGGTTTGCCTTGATCTTCAGCACTTGGTTTTACATATTGAGGAAGAAATCCTGCAAATTTTACAGGAAAATCCTCTTCTTCAAATAAAATAGTTTCTCCATCACCAGCAATATTTGACGCAAAGGTAATAAACGTCTGCTTCATATCATTAAAATCTTTAATCCAGTTCTGTCTGAATTTTTTAAGATCAGGAACTCGATTAGGAGCATAACCAAATACCCAAACAGTTACGTCTTTAGTAGTTCCATATTGAATTCCACGAGCCCATGCCCGCAGGTTATCACCCTCACCACTACAATATGTAATACAACCTTGTTCTTGGATATCTTTATCCTCTCTTCCTTCAATGCCTTGTTTTGGATACCCTTGAGACTGCATGAAACCTGTTAGAGTATTTTTACTTTTTCCAGTAGACGAATAGGTGCGGAAGTTAGGATAAACACTGCAGTTATTATATGCATTTTTCTTAATCCAAGAACGAATTTTATAAGTTTTATCTGTTGCTATTGTATCAACAAAATCGTTGATATCTTGCTCAGTCTTAGGAATAATATTTGACTTAACAGCATTAACAACCTCCTTTAAGTAGTCATGCTTTGTTTGACTAAGTTGAGGATTCTTGTGATGATTAGAAGTATTTCTTGCAACAACTTCCCAATAAGGACTATCCCACTGATATACGTCATAGATAGCTATTTCTTGACCAAACTTTCCACGGGCTTCTTTACGGTTGAATCCAGATTGTCCACGAAGATGATTTGGATCAACACTCTCAG